ATGTTCCCGTGGGTGTGCGACGAGATCAAGAGCGGCGGCACCGGCGGCACCGAGGGCGACATCGCACGGCTCGCACGGCAGAACGTCAAGCTCGGAATGCAATCGACGTATATCACGAGCGATTCGGTCGCCGAAGACGTCACAGTGCAGCGCAGCTGGATACGGCCGACGTACCTGATGCACGCCGACAAAACCGTGCGCGACGGCTTGCTTGAAAAGTTTCCCAACGGCTGCCTTGTTGTTTACGCAGGCGAGACATTCTGCTACGCACGCAACGAATCGATGGATGACTGCTGGGCGATGAGGCAAGCGTATTCCGGCGACGGCCAGAACCGCAACGCCATGGGCACGTCGACGCTGCCGGTCCAGAAACGGCTCAACAACTGGCTCGACCTGATGAACGACTTCTTTGTCCGCGCCGTTCCGCGAAAGTGGATGGACAGCAAAGCGTTCAACGTCGAAGCGATCCGGCAGCAGACGAATGTTCCCGGCGACGTCGGGCCGTTCAAGCGTCAGCCTGGAGTGCCGGTCGCGGAATTGATTTTCGTCGAGCCGCAGGTTGTTCCGCCGGTCACGCTTTCCGATTTCATCCAGCAGTATTCTGGGCCGCTCGCCGAATTGCTTTCCGGCGCGTATCCCGCGCTGGCCGGTGGCGACGTGGGAACGGCCGATTCCGGCGTCGCCATCGCGAATCAGAGAGACTCCGCGCTCGGACGCCTCGCGCCGACTTGGCATTCGATCAAGAAAGCCGAAGCAATCTCGATGAAGCAGCTGGTGCGCTGGGGCGCGAAGTGCCGCGATAAATCCGTCCGCGAAATGATTCCCGGCGGCGAAGTGATCGAGATCGAGATCAACGATCTGAAGGGCAACGTGCTGTGCTTCGCCGAAAGCGACGAGAATTTCCCAGAGACGTACACGCAGAAAAAGAACAGCGTGGTTCAGCTGGTGCAGGACGCGGCGAAGAATCCGGAGCTGGCCGCGATCTTTGACCACAGTGCGAACCTCGAGTTCATGCAGAACATGTGGGGCCTGCGGGATTTGTACGTGCCGAAAATTGCTTCGCGCAACAAGCAGCTCGGCGAGATCATGCTGCTGCTGAAGGGGCGGCCGGTTCCGAATCCGCAACTGGTCGCGGCGCAAGGGCAGCTTGTGCTTGTCCAGAAAGTGCTGGCGCAGAATCCGGACGCGGATCCGGCGATCCTGCAGCAGGCCCAGGCGCAGATCCAGCAACTGCAGCAATCACAACCCGAGGTCAGCTCGATTCCGATTGATCCGAAGACGGAGAGTAATTCCGTCGAGGCCGAGACCTGCTGGCAATACCTGAACAGCGAGAAAGGTCGGCGCGACAAGCGCACGAATCGCCCTGGCTATGAAAATGTGCGGCTGCATTTCCTCGAGCACGCGCAAGCCGCGAGCGAAGAACAAGGCTCGCAGTTGCCATCAAAGCCGCCGTCTGTCAGTGTTGCATACAAGGATGTGGCAATGACCGACGCCGGAGCCGCGAAACAGATCCTCGACAAGGCCGGAATCCAGCCTGCGCCGACTCCCGGCGGCAAGGGGCCAGCGGCTGGCCCAGGTGCCGGAGTCCCGGCGAAAGGTCCTGCCGCACCAATTCCTGCCGCGCCTCCTGGCCCGACAGGAGCACATGTCGGTTAAAGGAGGAACGTATGTTGAATGCGAATTACCTGACAAAATCGCCACCGATTACTGGTGGCAGCAGTGGTGGAACTTTAGTCACTTCACCGGAGCAACCGAGAGAAAGCAGTCCGGTTCAAGTCGGATTCGATGCCCTTAATGGCGAGATCACGAGAACCGGAAAGCTGCTCGAGGTTCTCGAGCAGCGATTGGAGGCAGTCCTGCGAAACCATCCTGACGAAGCCACTGGTAAGCAGTCTGAGCGCCCCCCGATGGTTTCGCATCTTTCCGAAGCACTGATCCAGCAAATGGAACACATCGGCCGGTTCAACGTGCGCCTCGAGAACATCATCGAGAGAATCACGCTCTGATTTTCCTGCCCATCAGCTCCCCTGCCGATGAGACAAGAAATATCGGGAGAAAGAAATGGATGACACACAACTTGGATCGACTGCGGTTGCCGAAGGCGCAGGCGCAGCTGACGCTGGTGCTGCCGAAGGCCCTCCTGGCGAGGCTGGAGCAGAACACGAGAGAGGCGAAGGAGCTGCGGGAGGCGCTGAAGGAGCTGGCGAGGGCGGTGCGGAGGCTCGTGAGGGTGGAGAGCAATCAGACGAAGATGCGTTAGGTGCCATCGAAGCGGACGGCCGACGCGTCGATGCCAAGAACAGGGCCGCATTCGCGAAGCTCGCAAAGGCCGATGTCAATCTCGCGAAGCAAATGCGCGAGATGTATTTCCGCTCGCAAGCGATGGTGAAGGAAGTCGGCGCGGAAAACGCAAGCGCCGCGATCAACGCCATCCGCACGATGAAAGCAACGCTCGATTCGCTCGGCGGCGACGAGGGCATCACCGCGATGCAGGACGAGATCTCGGACTACCGCAACGAGATCGCGGAGTTTGCGGCCGGTGACCCGAAGCTTCTCGGCGATCTGTACGACGCGAGTCCGGAAGGCGTGGTTACGGCGACGCGCAATTCGCTCGAGCTGCTTGCGTCGAAAGATCCGAAACTTTTTGATCAAGCACTCATGGGCTCGATGGTCACGCGGCTTGACAAGGCCGGAATGTACAGCTCGATGGACGCGCTTCTCGGCCTGATCAAGGAAGGCAAGGGCCAGGAAGCTTTCGATCTCGCGCAGCAGATCAGCAAATGGCTGAACGATGCGCGAAACTACACCGACAAGCAAATCAAACTTCGCACCGAACGCGATCCGCGCAAGGAAGAACTTGATCGCCGCGAGGCCGCCGCGAATCAGGCCGACGCAGAGCGCTACGACAGGGAAATTTCCGTCGATGTCAATCGCGTGAATAGCGCGTCGACAGCCAAGGTCGTGAACGCATTCTTCACCGAGATCGGATTGCAAACCGAAGGCCGCCGCGAATTCGTCAACGCGTTGAACTCGCGGATCTGGAAAGCGATGAAGAACGACCGTCCATGGCAGCGTGCCGCTCATGCGATCAAGGACCGTGGCGACGCCGCACGCACTGCGGAATTCATCGGCGCGAAATTCGCCGAGCTGCTTCCGGATCACTTCAGAACGCTTCGCAATGAGATGTATCCGAATTACAAGCCGAAACCAAAACCGAAACCCGGGGCGCAGAATGGTGCCGGAGCCGGGGCAGGCAAGGGCCCGGTGATCGCGAGCGCGACTGGAACGAAGCCCTCGCGTGAAGAAATCGATTGGGCGAAGACCTCGCAGACGATGTTCATTCGGGGCCGCGCCATATTAAAAAACGGCAAAGAGCGCACCTGGGACTGGAAAAAAGTCGCGAGCTGAAGTACACTTCCGAAGAATCAACTGGCGCACTTCAGAGGTACCTTATTCGACCGAGCAAGGCCTGGAGGGGCAGCAGCGGTGGATATGACGTACAGGGCTGGCGTGTGTAGCTAACACGAAATGGTTCCCCACCTGGGCCAACGATCCAGCTCCGAGAACCGATCCGTTACACGCTGGGCTGTCCGTCCAGGCCTTAACCTAAGACGGCAATGCTTGACAACCGGGGAATATAAGAGCACGCTCTCTGCTGAAGAGAGTCCTCGTCCGCAAGCGACGGTAAACTTAGCAGCCTCTCAAGCACAATTAATCGGGTGATCGAGAATCGGGTGTTGTGAACTCCGCGTGATTGAATTCGCGTGCGAGCGCCACCGTGCTGGCAACGGGAGCCGCATGGATGAGCACAATGCTTGAGGTCTAAGTATGGCGAACCCGCTGGCTGAAGCTGCCGTAGAGGCAGTGGAGCTTGAGTCCTTTGCGAAAGGTATCCCCGATCTGGTCTACCAGGGGCATACCGTCTACAACTTTTTCAAGAAAGGCAGTAAGACTTATCCGACCAGCTTTCAGACACAGGCTGGCGGCACGGCCCGTCCTTCGTTCCGCGTTCCGATGCGCGTGCAATCCGGTGCGGCTATCTTCCAGGCGACAGGAAACGGCGATTCGCTTGGTCGCGGCACTGGTTCCCAGTGGATCGGTGGTGATTTGTCTCCGGTCGGTTTGTTCGCCGGATGCGAAATCACTTACCTCGCTCGCATCGCGACACAGGGACCGAAGCGTTCGCTGATTTCTCTGCGCGCCGAAGAGCTGAAGAATTCGTTCAACTCTTTCATGCAGGGAGTCGACGCACAATTCCTTTCCGACGGTTCAGGGTCCATCGTTCAAATTCCCACAGGCGCAACGGTCAACAACAACACGCTCGGCGGATCGAACCCGTCGAGCATCGTCAACCTGGGTGGACAGGCGAACCAATTCCAAGAACAGCAAGTCATCCAGATCTTCCCGACCGAGGGTGGCGTGGCTCGCATCTCTCCGGCGACTGCGACGGTGTCGTATGTCGACGGTGCGAACGACACGGTGTACTTCTCGACGGCGCTGCCGACCTCCACGGCGGTAGGCGACTTCGTGATGATCCAGGGCTCGAGCGGAGCGCTCAACTCCGGCGTGCTCGGGATCTACGCGTTCCAAGTGGCGTCGAATACCGGAACGATCCTGAATCTCTCGCGGTCGACTTATCCAGGGCAGCTGTCGACTCCCAACATCAACAAGAA